TAACTTCCTTTTTTTCCTTGCGTTCCTGTTTTGCTTCCTCTTGGTGCAACTTCGTGATGACATTTTTGATTGCCATTAAAGCATATTGGTCTTGGTCTCCATCCTTTAGGATTGAATATTGTGTTTAAGTGATTTGTAAATATGTCTGTTGGTTTTGCTCTGTCATCTCCGTACCTACAATACCAAACGGTTGCGCGATCACTAAAATTAATAAAAGGCATTTTTCGATATGCGCCTCTGGGATTTTCAATAAAATATTTTAAGCTTGGATTGATTTCTAAATAATCTTGTATCAATCTAATCATATTATAATTTAATCTGTCACATTTATTAGCATAGTCACTTTTTGCAAGTAATGTATGTTCATATCTGTGGTGGCTTATTGCAGCTATTGAATAAGTTGTGCAGTCAGGTGATGACCAAATAATATCGGGAATAAAAGGAATATCCTCTTTTGTTAAGTGTTCTATATCTGCTATTAAATCAATGTTGTCGTATGGAGTCCAATCAACGCTAAAAACTTGCATTTCTAAACTTTCGGCTGCCTTGCCTATTGATCTACTTCCAGCGTGTAACTCTAAAACTTTCATTTGTCTTTTTGAAATATATAAACCTCCTCTACGTTACAATCTATGTTAGTGCATAAGTGTACGTTTATTACTCCTTCGCCTTCTAAGTTAAAGTCTTCGTATTCGTGTTGCTCTTGCCATTTTATTGACTCTGTGCATTGTGGGCATTTCATAATTCTAATTTAGCATCGTTAATCATTTCTTTTAACTTGTCTATTTCGTGTTTATGTTCTGCAATAATCAATTGATTTCTCAGATTAGATTTGCACTCCATATGATACTCTTGCTCAAATTCTAAAAACACGTTATGAAAATGCTGAATGTCTTCTGCGCTTTCTTTCATTGAATTAATCAAATCCTTTCTTGCTGGGTGTTTTTCTTCAAGCTCCTCTATGCTTTCTTTAAATTTGATTAGTACCGTCTTTAGGTTAATCTTGGCTTTTAGTATTTCTAAGGTGTTCATTTATTTGTGTTTTTATATGTCGCCGCAATTTGAATATATATCACAACTATCAGAAAATAAATTAGTCTGAAAATTAATTTCTGAATGATAATTTCTTGGATTGAGTATGATTTTTTTTAAATCTTTTATTAATTGTTCTGTACTCCTTCCATTTCTAAAAAAAGTATATTTTTCTTTACCATATTTTTTTTCCATTTCTTTATTAAAATCAAAATAATTTGGATTTTCTCTATAAATTTGTGCTAATATCTTATCTGATTTTTTCCAACAAGTTCTACAATTAGTATTGTAACTTTTTAATTTTAATCTAAAATCTTGCTTACTCCACCAGTAAGATATTTCTTGTTTTGTAGTTGGTTTATCAGTAATCAACGGATAAATCAACCCTAATTTTTTTCTATTCTTATTTACTCTATCAACTTCATCATTTCTTATTCCTATTGCCGTTTTATAATTAGTCCATCCAATGCTTTTAACATAGCTATTTATAGGGTTTAACTTCATCTCTCTGTTGCAATGTAAAAAATTTTGATTTGGTATGCCGTACTTTTTTATAACTTCTTTAAATGGTTCTCTGTTTCGCGATGCGGTTTCAAAATTTACAATTTTATGACTTGAGCTTACTCTTTGCTTATGATGAACTACCGCTTCAACCCACACTATATTTATATCCCATTTTTTAGAACACAAATCAATAAATTTTAGAGTTTCTTCTTCTTCATCTCCTGTATTCGCAAAAACAAAAATCATATCATAAATATTTGATTTGCTATCAATAAGCCACTTTGCTAAATATGCGCTTGTCTCTCCTCCGCTAAAGCTTACAAGTAATTTTGTTTTCATTTTTCTTTGGCGTATATTTTGTTGTAAACATTAGGAGCTGTATTCTCTTGCTCATAATATAAAAATTTTTCTTTATCAAACCACATTATGAGTTGACCTATCTGCCCAGCGGAGCGAGGCTTTATTTTATTAAAGTTGATAATAGCTTGGTTGTAATTTAAATCCTCTCGGTGTACCGTTATCATACATTTACCGCTGTTAAACCATTCAGAGCCTCCTTTCAAATCGTATGGACTTGGCACGCTTCGCTTTCCGTTTATCTTTTCCGTAAGCTTTGGGTGTATAATTGTATGTAGATGCAATTCGTTATCCTCTGCGATTTGGTTTCGGTACGGTAAGACGACTTCTAAATATTGTGCATACCCTCCAAACTCATGGTATGGATGACTGAGGTCTTTCCAAGAATCAATGCTTGCAGTTTGCAATCCGCCTTTTTGTTTAAGCTCAACCGCATAGTCATAAAACTGAAAAGGAGTCATCTTTGCTTTTACATCCTTTTTAGTTAGTATATGGAAGTGCTGAAATATCCAATCTAAGGAGTTTCGTATTTCTGCATCTTTGATTACGTTCCGTTCTTTAGGATTGAAGCTCTTGCCTGTAAGTTTATGAATCAAATCCGCAACAATCTCAACGTTGCTTCCAACATCAGGGAAGTAAACCAAATGCTTCCATCCATAAAACTTTGATGTATTCAAAAGGCATTCCATTAAAACTTGTGTTTTCCCTGACATTGGAAATCCTGTCCAATCTGTGCAGTTGCCTAATTGCATCGAATAATACTCATGCAATCCATCCCAGCCTAAATATTT